GGAAGACCGTGATTCTCCTTCGCCCCTCGCAAAGTTTTGCCTTGTGGTACTTTTGCCATAGATTCTTCAGAAGAACGCTTAATACAGTTCTTTGTCGGATCGTTCATTATTGTGACACGAGATAAGTAGCGCAAGTCTTCTATATCATCACCCTTGTAATTATCTACAATAAAAGCATCCACTTTATCAGCGAGTTCTGTTCTCGGAATACTCATAAAGAAGCCTTTCATGTCGCATTTCAAATACCAGCACGGCTTGGTAAAGTTCCCGGAACATTCTTTGATGTCTGCTGCAAGTTGTTTTACTCCATAGAGTTGACCCTTACCTGTGCGACAATTATATGTTCTATCACTAAACACTCCTTCAAACAAAGGTTCTAATCTGAGCGCAATATAATGATGGATAACTCTATCACGAAAATTAGCAGCGAAAACCTCACGGTAAACAGGTCGAGAGACAACAAAAGTAATGGATGGCATCGGCTCATAAATCCTGGAGTTTATCCTTTCAACCAAATCCGTTATATTTTCGAATAAGTACGTTTCAAACCTTATTGCATCTGGCGATGATGCCTTGCCTTTTCGGCAGTCTTCGTAGGCTGCCATTATATATTCTGCCTTTACCATTACTGTTATCTTCCTAACTCTCCTAACTAGTGCTGTAACAGGACGAACTCGATTCGAATAGTCAACCTTACCGTTGTTGTTCCGATTGCCATTCGAGAAATTCAGATTCCACGCATTGTTGCCCGAATTCTCTACACACGACCAGTAATTCGTCCGCTATTTTCTCGCTCTCTATTGTACATCTTAGCCGCTTCGCTACACCGAACAAATGATGATGCGACTTGACAGCAGCGAGACCATTATTTATGGAGAATCACATTCTATAATAAGCCTTGACCTAATTATACTCTAGCTTTATTCGAAGAAGGACTAACCTTTCTTCGAATTTCCCCAAGCTGTAGCCTGTCTACCGATGGCGGTTGTCAGTCTGCAAATATCAGCAGCTTGCTTCTCTGAGAACAGCTTTCTCTTGAAACAAAGGCGAAGGATTGTTTTAAGGAGTTCGAATTTAACTCGGAACCCCATCATGTACTGATGCCGGTTATCCGCATACATGTTCGCTAACTGAATGTACTCGAAAAGTTCAAGAGCAACGCTTGTCATTTTCTCACCCAAGTCATAGCGATACATTCTCGGAAAACCAACCTTCATAGCCGTGAGTTTATCGACTAATTCGAATGTATCCTTATATATCTGTAAATCCTTCGCTAATGCCATAGATATTCCAGCTTATTGCCACTAATTATTCGTGATATTGTTATTATTTATATGTTCGCATCTCTCTATCTCTTAACCTTGCTTGACCGACCTGCGGTCGGAAAGAGATAAAGAGGTGAAGAGATAAAATGATTAAAATGCTGTAACAGGACGAACTCGAAGCGAATAGTCAACCTTACCGACGTCGCCCCGACGGCCAAGCGAGAAATACAGAAACCACGCACCGTCGCCCGAAGCCTCTACACACGACCAGTAAGCCGTCCGCTGCAAGAGTGATACAGACTGCTTGCCGGCATCCTTGATGCGCTGCAGGGCGAGATTGATAGTCTCGAAGTGCTGATGGATGAGCAAAAGGTCTCCCATGGTTGGCAGCCACCAATGATGCTTGCCAATCTGACAAATCTTACTACCTTCTGTACGCTTCGTCATGTAGTTCCAGCAGTACGCAACTGCATATGTTGCAGGGTCATCGTCCTTGTAGTAGCTGCTCGCCATAACACCAGCAGTACGCGTTGCACCATCAAAGGTATTCAGGTCGCCAGATGTCTGATACCCGACAGAGCTGCTATTCTGCACGCTTCCCCATTTCATTGTTCCGGATGGCTCTGTCAGAGCAATACCCAGTCTGTAGCCACCATGCTGTATGACGATTGCATCAGCGTCGCCAGATGATATACCGATGCTTGTTGTCTGCCATGGCTCTATGCGCATGTACGAGCCGATATTGTCGGTATCGCCTCCGCTCTGCGCTCCCCATCCGTCATTCTGTATCTTAGCGATGTAGACACCATCCTGCAAAGGACGAAGGTTCTGCTCTAAATAAGTCTTCATACTAGCTGCTGAAGCATTGGTGATGGCTTGTCCATTAGCAGACAGCCAATCGCTGATTTTTCTTGTCTTTATAGCCATAATCTTATGTCTTTTAAATTGATACTTATTACTTATTGCTTGCCGATACCGCATTGTTGATAGCGACATTCACGGCATCGATGAAGCAGGGGGCTGTGGTGCGTTCAACGAGTTCTTTGATGATTTCCACTTCTTCATCGGTGTACTCTGTGTCATCGTTGCCGTTCCACATTTTCACTGCAAGAGCCTGTCCTGCCAGCCCCAATCCTGCTCCCTGCGAGTAGATGATGTTTGCAATCTGCTTTCGTGCGTTCACTACCTGACACTGATTCTTGTCGAGTGTCATAAATACTTCGAGATGTTCTAACTTAACTTTCATATTAATTTTTGCTTTTATGATTATCTATTTATCCAATCCAAATTATGTTCTCCGCTCCAGAAGATACCACGACCCAAATAGGTCTTATCCTTCTGGCTAGGATGAAGTAATTCTGGGTTTATATATACAAGATTTATCGTTTCTCCACCATTAAGCTGATGCCATCCACCGACATCACAGAAATGTATTTCGTTATTCTTATCATTGGCATTTATTGCCATCCAACGCTTACCTGTTCCTCCAGGCATAAACTCGTAATAATATACATCTCTTACACTAACAGAATTGAATACTACTACATCAATAGGGCATCCAGACAAATCCCCACTACCACCATACAATGGAATTTCGTATACGGGTTTATTGTCTCGATAAACACGCGTTAGATTCACAGATATATATCCGCTATCATATCCGTCTGGATAAACGCGCATAACATCCCCAATTACTACTGCCAATGTACTCTGTCGATGCCCAAAAGCTTGTCGACACCAAACACTACTAGCATAGAAACGCCAACCCCTTTTCGCCGTAGAATTATATCCTTGATTAAAAATATCTGCATCAAATGTTATATAGCCCGAACTATCAAAATATATTGAACCAGCGTTTTTCTTTCCATCAGAACTAACCGCAGTCAATTTATGAAAAGAGCCTGTTACACTCTTTAGTTCTCCTGCGAATATACCATTAGACGCATATAACGAACCATCTTTCTTTACACTGAATGGAGCATCAGCCCCATTAGGTGCGCCAAGCCACAGAGCGTAATCATTATCATTACTAACAACCCTAAACGAACCGAACATCGCACCACCTGTCGGATTATACAGATTAATCTGATTACTTCCGAGCATATTGATGGTAGCGTTCTCGGCAAGAAGAAGATGAGTTGCTATCGACTTATAATTGCTCATCTCTGTCCAATGCCCATCGGTCAAACTAGGCGAAGAAGTTGCATCGTCATACGTTTTAGTACATTGATACCACTTGCCTTTAACACACACAACATCAACGTATGCTTCTTCTCCTGCACCCGAAAGATACTTATAGCTGCCCGATTCAAAACCGTCATGTTCACGCATAAGAGCACCTTTTTGCCCTTTGTCTCCTCTCAGAGAGAAGGAGATAGAGCCAGTTACTTCTGCTAAAACCTTTGTCATAAGCTAACTATTTAACACCTGTGATTACGTAAACTGCGCCCTTGTAGGCACGTATTGCCGATTCCGTAACAGTAAACTTGTTGCCGCTTACCGTTGGTGCTCCCGAAATAGGAATACCGCTGTTGGAATATAATGCCATGCTGAATGTGACATCTTCGATATTGGTCTTAGAACCACGCTTACGCATGTACGGAACGTATACGATGCTTCCTCCCGAATTTTGAATGAAGTTCTCAGCTACAGCATTTCCGTTGCCATCCGTAGGGTTCGGGAATATGATATATTCATCCGACACGTCATTGACGGTCTGGGTATCTGACGCATAAAAACTTCCTGCCTTGTATGCTTCGCACATAACGAGGATAGACGAATCAACGTCTGTCTCATTGATGGTGAATGTAGGAGAGTCGCTATCCTGCTTGAGTACCCATGCATTGGTAGAGTCTGGCAGATACCACTTGAATGTATATCCGCTAGATGTCACGGACGTTCCTTCCGTCACCTCTGCTTTGACGGTACAGCTACCTCCCTTCTCTGTGATAGTAAACAGATTCGTACTTGAAGTAGGGAGAATGTTCACTCGCTTTGAGCTGACAACGCCCTTGGCTATATAGACTGGGTACATAGCTTTAAGATTGATGTTTGTGTTTTCGAGCGACAGACTTGTTCTTGCTTCGATGTTGAACGAATCACCGCTATTGATTTTCACAAGGTTCTTATTGACCGTAAGGGTCGGATTTCCGCTAGCATCAGCCCCCATGGTAAAATGACCAGACACGCCACCAAACGAATTAGTGGAAACGCCCGAATCATTGAACGCCAACGTCACACCGCCAACAACCCATGTCGTAGAACCTCTTGTAAGGTCGAAGTTATTACCTGCGCCTTGCTCTGCTGAAAAGGCTTGCATAACTATGACTGGATGCCTAGCACCGCTAGCTTCGAAGTCAGGCGAAATCTGAGTAGGCGCATTCCACTCGCCATCATAGTTCTGATTAACGTCTCCTGTCGTACACTGAAGGATTGGGTAGATTGTCGTTCCGTTGCTTGTCACAACAATCTGTCCTGTTATTGATGCTTTACTCATTTGTTACCTCGCTTTCCTTTTTATCTGTTGATACCTCAGATTCAGAAGACACGTCTGGCATATCTGCGCCAAATCCGTTATCCGTATTCCTTGTATCGCCCTCACCACCATACTCGACTGGGGTATAGCAATATGCAGGGGTGGCTACACTTCCGTCAATCTCAGCTAGAGCAGAATACTCCTCTATGAGAGCACCGCCAGCATAGGCAGCTCTTGCACTCAGATTAACACCAGGAACATCATTCAGCTCACTCTGATAGAGCAAACAATTTCCGTCATGCGTCATAGTCAGAGGAACACCAGCCTTGGTGATTACCTCTGCGACTTCCTTAGTTACCTTAACGTAATATCTCATAATCGTATATTTTTAAAGTTCAACAACAATTAGCTGTTCTCGTCAATTTCTCTTGACACAAGATAGTTTCCGTTCTCATCAACGAGAGCATTACCATTTTCATCAACAATCAGCTCGTAAGCACCTCTGTCTTCGATTGTCAGACGAATACTCTTCTTCGCTTCGAAAGGGCATTTAAACGTCTCTCCGTACCCTAACACCGTGACATTCTCAGTCATGGTGACTACGCCATTGTTCACAACCTTGCCATAAGATACTTTCTGCCACTTCACTCTGATAATCTTATTCCATACAGAAGGATCAATGACTCCTTTGTTGTCACTTACGATAGCCCGACAAGTTACGAAAGCTGTATCAGAATTAAGACCGAAGCCATCGCCTACGAACTGAGGAGTGAGGGGTGGAATGGTTCTTTTGATATAGGTAACCTTCTTCGGGTCTCCTGTTCGAGGAGAAGACGGAACACTTCCTTCGTAGATATAGCAGGCTCTTACCTCATATCCGATTCCGTCACCTATCATATCACAGTTGACGGTGATAGATGTAATCTGACCGTTTGCAGCCTTTGTCATGGCGGTAATCTCGTAGTTCTCGGAATCGTCAATGGAAGAGATAAGCTGCTTTGTTCCGTTATCCAAGATACGATACCACCATATCCTTGCCTTTGTGTCAGCAGACTTATCTATAGCACCGACCATTACCTTTGCTGTGATGGTTCTTGTGCTTGCGTGTTTGAGTGGATTCCAAAGCACGGTAGGAGCACTATCAAGCATAATCTCTGCCCTTGCATTAGTGGTGTCTTCAAGGTAGAGCGGCTTATTGGCTATGAATGTGTACTTATATCCGCTTATCGGGTCAGTCCAATTACCCTCGAACCGCATTGTTCTCGGCTTGTTGATAACTGAGTTAGACTTAATGAAGAGAGTTCCCTTGTTCAAGCCCTCCGTTGTGGCTTCGTAACCGCTTACTACGCTGGCTTTCTCACTTGTTGCAACCACAACAATTCCGCTAGCAGATACCTCTGACCATTTGAACGAATCCAGTTGACTATTGAATGTGCCTGTCTCGTTAGGATTGTCGGGGTCGATGAGGAAACATGACGGGAACATCGTACAAGGACGGATTGCGTAATTTGGGGAATATGAGTTGGCGATGCCGTCATACTGCTGTCTGTTGATGATGTCACCAACTATCTCTATGCTACAAGACTGGGAATAGGCGGTTGCCTGTATCTCCATCATCTTGTCAACACTTACTGCTAATTCTTTTGGCATATCTTTATTTTTTAAAGTTCAACACTAGAAACTAACACTCACATCTTCGGAATACATCGTCTCTCCATCCTTGATTTCGGCATCACATCGGAATGTCACACTACCTATCTTGAATGCAGCACCGCCAAGGTCTTCATAGGTCAAATCAACCGACAATCCGCAGTTGGCATGAGAGAGTGCCCATTTATTGTCTGCGGTCGGGTCTCCGCTATTTCTAGTCCATACAACATTAACCATGGAGTCGGTCACGTCTTGATTGTAGAGTCTGCCGATTACCGACAGAGTAGTGAATACCTTCCAAGAGCCATCAGCATTCGTTGCCATCAAGTCGTTGAGACGGAAGTTCCACAGCTTCGACGATTGCATTTCGAGTGTAAAATACGGATTACCCTCCACGAATGCCCAAGCGGTAGATGAGTAGACTGGTGGCTTAGTTGTCTTATCTTCGAGACACTTCCATTTGCAGCCGAGATAATAGACCGTATCAATCGTTCCTTCTCCATTACGGTAAGGATTATCACCTTGTGCAACAGACAAGCTCCACACACCTCTGTCTCTTGTCGTGTAGATTGGGTTGCCCTGATAGTCTATCTGCTGGAATGATGCAGCCATCATCCACTTAGCATAAAACGCTCCATCACGCTTGTTGGCTGTAGGGAAGTCTTGGAAAAGGAACGATAGTGCATCTGGCAGCTTGCCCATCGCAAGAGAGTAGTTCGTCTTGTCTATGATAGGCTTAGTAACGTGGTCGAGCCATACAAGCAACCCCTCGGATGATGATATATACCAGCAGCTCTGTCTGTCTTCGTCCACGGCATTTCCCCATCGAATCAGCCTTGCCAGCTCGCAAGGTGGGTAGTTCTTCTTGCTCGGACACTCATCATCGGGATAGCATACAACCGTAATGGTATTCGTTACCGTATTGACCGAGAGTACTCGCAACCACATATCGTAATACTTGCCGCTCTCCGCTAATGTATTGATGGAAGCCAAGATAACATCGTTCTCCTTGAATGCGGTAAAGTCGTTATCCCATCGCTTCTGCAACTTCAAGTCGTAGGTTACGTTGCCACCTTCCGTTGTTGCAGGAATCTCTGTCACCGACTCAACCATGCCACTCTCCGTAAAGACAAAGTTACTCTCCATAGCTGTCTGTCTGTTCACGATGAGTTCCTTCGCTATAATTGAGCTTCGAGATGTGATACTCTCAAACTCGGCATTGCCCAGTTCGTCAATCCTGCCACCAGTACCAAAGAGCATTCCCTGGACGAACTCACCGAAGGTCGCGCCTTTCTTAAATTGAGATAAGTCTTCTGCTGTCAACCCCTGCAAGAACTTCTGCACCTTCTCCCAAGTGATAGTTCCCTTGGCGGTGTCATCCTTAAGTTTGTTTAATCTTTGCTCGTCAACAGCCTTTGCGGAATACACATTGTAATCAGTAGGTGCAGTCTTGTCGTAACTTTTAATAATGTAAATTGATTTTCCACCGCCTCCATTGCCATTAAGATAACTCTGTCCGTTATAAACAAGTTCCTCAATTTTAGACTCCATTGCATTGAGCCGTGAATATGACGGTTTTTCTCCGACATAATATTTTGCTCCATCATAAGGAATATCCAAATTAAGTTCATAGCCGATAATTCTTGAAGACCTATAGCTGTCATCATAACCCTTATTGTAAAGGTTAACCCTGTCTCCTACCCCATGAAAGTTGCCACGACCTTGACTGAATGAATAATTAGCCTCAGCGGTACATGTATATGTCGTAGGGTCTATCATAGACTTCTTCAAATTTTTAATAGCGTCCGTCAACAACTCATTCGAAGCAGCAGAAACCAAAGTATCGCCCAATTTGGTAGAATCCCAATTATAGAGAACAAAAGTATCTCCATCTTTTGGGTGTAATGCCGTGTCCGGCAAAAAACGACCATAATCCTCATTAGCAACAATCTCAAAGACCTGTGATTTTGGATTTATCTGTTCCTTTCCATACTTTAAAATCGGATTGCCATCATTATCTCTAAGTATTTCCGAAACTCCATCTGGATTAAACTCACACTCGAAGTCCATACCATTAAGTGAACCGCTTTGGAACACTATATGTAAATTCTTACCACTAAGAATATACGCCTTTCGGAAAGCCATATCACCTGTTTTTTCGCCATCATCATTGACAATAGTAAGCGAATTTACACGATAGAAAGTCCGTTTGATGTAATCACCCTCTTCGGGCGTACTTTCATCCTCTACATCTTTTTCGTATGATGTCACCTTAGACGTTTTGATAAGGTTTCTTGGATAAATATCATCATTTGTTGTTACTCCCTCTACATACTGGTCTTCATGGAGTCCACCGACTTGTATATATCCGTTTTTCAGCTCAAAGCCATTCTCTGCTAACAATTGCTTGTTTTTGTCAGAGCATTCTGCTGAAGTAGGAAGCATGAGACGTTTTTCTACAACACCATCCTTTGTTATGTCCGCATCTGCATCATTCTTATATCCACTAGGCAAGTTCCTTGCAGCTCCAAAAGCATATACCCTGTTTGCATAAGTGGACTGGCTTTGCG